GAGCTGTCATTGACGCCTAGCGGGTCAGTCATGAACCACTCAGCCATGGCTGGCCCGGAGAAATCACGCTTGAAGCGCCGACCGTCAGCAAGCACAATGATCGTTCCGCCATTGTCTGCGCTGGTAGTGTCTGTTGGGTTGTACTGAAAAAAGCCAGCGATTCCAGCCGGCTTTGCCGTGACCAGCAGGCCCGTGATGTAGATGCGACTTGCGCGCCCGGTGTAGGCGCGCAGTGCGGCGTAGTCTTGCAAATCCTGACCAACCAATGCAGGTAGATCAGCAGACGCCACACCCTGAATCAGTCGGAATTTCGCAGTCTCAAAAGTCCCGCTCGTGGTGAATGGCAGCACCGACACTTTCGGCGCATACACCTCGCCGGCGTATTCGACCGTCTGAGTCGTCAGCGTCAGCGCAATGTCGGATGCATATGCCACGGGCGGCGCGTAGCCCAATCCGCCCAACACTACATCGGCGGCGGCATCAATTCCTGCCATGGTGCGCCGAGAGATACCAAACCGGTCGGTGTAGGTCGCATTGGAGCCGCTTACAACCTCATCCAGCTTCCCCGCATTGAAAAGCAAGTCGCTCGGGTCTTGGCTGGGAACTGGATTACTGGTCGGCATTAGTCGGCTCCGTAGATGCGTTGGTCGTATTGGGCCAATGATAGGGACACGGTGCCGTCTGCTGCTGGGCGTATCTCAGTGACGGTGTAAAGCCCTGCCGACTCGATTTCGGCCTGAGTAAGGCCAACAGCAAATGCATACCGGCTGCCCAGCTGCCGCGCGCTGTCTTGCACATAGACGCCAGCCGGTAGGGCTGCTACCTGCACACCATTAGCGACGGGATAGCAAAGCTGAGTCGTGCCTACCTGCTTTCCATCCTGCCCGGTAAACATGATACGCCCGCTGGTTTGGCCCTTCCAATTGACCGGCTCGCTCGGCGTGATGACGTTGCCACTGATTGCCAGCACCTCGCCAGCCTGCAGCCCATCATCACCCGCAAAGTCGTTCGGGTCGATCCAGCGCACCAGCGCACCAATGCCAAGCCCGCCAGCGTCTGCTAGGGCTGTATCGCTCACGCTGACGCGCTGATAGATCAACCGCCTCGCTTCGAGCTGCGCGCGATTCTCGGCCTGGGCCTGCGTGGTGCAGCCCTGCAACTTGATCTTCTTGGGGTTGCTCACGGCACCAACGACTGGCGCACCGCTGCTGATGTTGAGCCTGATGTAGCTCTTTTTGCTCTGCGTCGCCTCGTCCACATACTCAAGCTCCACCCCGTCATAGGTGGCCGGTAAGTGAGCCGCATAGCTGATCGTCGAATCCCCGGATGCCGCCAGATTGCGGTAATCCAACTGCAGCTCAGGATATGGCCGCGCCTGGTCGCTCGTGGCTGCCCATTTCGTTCCGTCGCGCCACACCACACAGCGCGCGGTGTTGGCGACGTATTGCAGCCGCTCTCCCAGGCTCATGTCGGCATCGTCAAGCGATCCATCAAATCGCAGCAGTGCCGATGTTTCTCCCAGCTCTGTGTTGATGGCCTGCAATGCGTCGGTATCAAGCCCCGAAATGTCGTTGCCTGCAATCGTCCAGATATGCGCCATAGCGCGCGCGAAGTTGCGCGACTCGCTCAGGGCGTCAGTGGTGAGCGTGCGCATATGGCGCAGCCATCGCAAGTTGAATTTCCGGTCGCTGAATCCAGTTGCCGACTCGGTGGCCTTGGTCGTAACACGAATGACGGTGACGCCGGGCAAAACCTTACTGGCGTACTCGCGCACCGCGTACACCTCCTCGAGCTTCGCCACGTCCGCCGAACCGTCTCCGTTGACTTCGTTCAACCGCTCGAACTGAATTCGATAGCGACCCGACCCAGCCGATGGCGTGATTTTGTTGGTATAGAAGCGCTGGTCATAGGTGTCTGCCGTATAAGTGTTGTCCTGCGTCTGTCGGGTTCCTGCAATCTCAACCCCTCCGCTATCGACCTGCCACCATTCGGCACGAATATTGACTGTGCCTTTTAGGCCGCGCTGGAAGATAGTATTCCACCAAATGCGATCACAAGTGACCGGCAGTGTAAACGGGCCAATCACGGCACTGGCCGCGCCATTCGGGACGATGGTGAATGACGAAGCCTCGGCGGTATGCGAATCAGTCCATGCGCTGCTGGAAAAAGTAAAGGTCGCATTGCCACCAGACACAGACACAGCCAGTACGGTGCATGTCTCGCTGAATACTGGAAGCAGCCCGCCACTAGAATAGACGAATGAAACCTCAGCAGTTCCGCTTGGAACCAGCGATTTCAATTGATCAAGATCAGCGCCATCCGGTATCGTCACCGTGAACTGTGTAGCGGCAGTGACCGCCGTGAACGTTCCGGTCTTGGTCAGCGTAGCGAACGGCTCCACCGGCGTGAGTTCCTGCCCGTTGACCTCATCGCTGGCGAAAACCTCATCCACGTTGAGAATCGTGGTCGTGCCGAACTCTGGATAACCACCAGAAGGCACAGGCTCAAAAACTTCGTAGCTCGCCCCGTCGATGTCATCAATCGGCGTCTCGGCGTACTGCACGTTTGTGATGGTGCCCTTGCCTCGGCTGATGCAAAGCCATTCTGTGACGTACTTGACGTGATCGACGTACTCAACCACCGATGGCTGGATCAGGTCAGGCCATACACGGCGATAGCCGTACACGTCAGGGATGGCCTGATACGCCCGCGCAATGTTGGATTGCCCGGTCAGTCGGTTGTTCGGGCTGTCTTTGCTTGTCGCGCCGCCCAGGTTTGGCATCTGCGGCATGAGGACGTATGCAGCCGCTGCCGCCACTGCTGCGACGATCAGCCATGTTACCGGGTCCAATCCCTCTGGCCTGCGCGCTATCACCACATCATCAAACAAGCTCGGCGACGCATCCATGCGCGGATCAGTCAATGGATCGACAGTGACGCCATTGATTCGCAATTCGCAGTCGGCACCACTTGGCATGTGCCGAGCAATGTTGTCCTGTAGGCTGACGCCGCAGTCAAGCGGGAAATGCCTGCGGCCAGTGATGCCGGCCGGGTCGTTGAGAATGGTTAGCATGGGTTGTATCGGTAAAATTTGATGTCGCCATAGACGCGCTGCACAGCGGCCAGGCGAGACAGACGGACGCTGCCTGGATGCTCGTCCGAGCCTTCGGAATGCAGCACCATTCCGCCAGCAACAATGACCCCGCAATGCGTAGGAGAGCCATGCCTCCAAGCCATCCAGCAGGTTGCGCCATCCTGCGGGTAGCACTCCTGCCAGCCCTGCGCCGCATCAAAACCGCTGGCAATGTCAGTCTGCGGGACTGCGCCAAGCTCTACGCCCAGCACCTCACGGAAGTACAGCACCACAAGGCCGTAGCAGTCGCAAGCCCGCCAGTCACTGCGCCAGCGCACCCATGGGATACCAATGGCGCGCGCGATGAATTCGGATTGGGTCATCAGATCAGCTCCAGCCCTGTAAAAGTTGCCGGGTCATAGATCACCCCGACTTGTCGGCGCATCGGGTTGTCATCTGTGGCCACCACCTGCACAGCGTCGGTCGAGAACTGCACCCCGCCAGCCTCAGCGGCGTAGAGGCTCCACGTCATTTCAGGCGCTGCCGTGTCGCCCAGGTAGATCGCGTAGGTCACGGCGATAGGCTCACGCGATCCGCTGGACTGGATCAGTCGCAACTGCCGCTTGAACTCGCGCCCGACCACCTGGCGCGGGAAACTCATGGTCAGCCGCGCCTGCGTGTCGGACTTCTGATCCGGCGCTTTGATGCTCATCGGCGCTGGCGTATGCACCTGGCCGCCGAGCGTCACCTCGGCAAACTGGTTAGCCACCAGCCGAAACGGCGCGTCGAACGCCGGGTGCGTGAAAGTGATCGCATGGTACTCAGCCAATGGCGATTTCGTCGCCCAGAATTGAGCCTTGTCCATTATGTCGGCAGCTCCTGCGTGACGGTTTCATCTAGCAGTCCGGCCCAGGTTTCCCAGGCTGGCAGGCCCAGGATCAGGTCGGTTGCGTCGCTGTAGCTGGTCGGGATGACCTGCGCCCGCGCCATGATCTGAGCGCTATAGACCCATGTAAGCCCGTCCTCGCTGGTGTTTAGCAGGCTGTCAGGCAGGAAGCGGCACGTATGCGTCACCAGGCCGAACTCGGTGCGAATGGGCAGAGTGAACTCGTCCATGCCTCGGTTGATCCTCTGTGTGAACCAGAGCTGGAACGCTGCCGCCTCGGCGGTCGTGAACCTGAACTGAACATCCCAGAACACCGGAGTGTCGGTGCCGACTGCCTGCGCGTAGCCGTAGCCGTGGCGCGGCTCAGCCATGCGAAACGCAGCAGGCTGGCTGCGGGACTTTGACGCCTGCTGAATGGTGCGGAGGTGTAGCGGGTAGGCTTCTGGCATGGGGCCTATGCTAGGGAGG